CGTAGATCCTACTGCATAGCCATCAACAGCGTCATCCCCCGTTGTAGGGTTAGTGGTGGCAGTTGTATTATTTAAACCGCCAGAGCCGCCATTAGCTACTGGGAGATAACCAGACACAGACGTACCTAATGGTATCTTTGGCCCCTCTCCAGCGGCCCCTGTGTGCGTGTGCCCTGTGGTTCCAAACGCCGTTTGCAGGGCATTAAACTCATTGTTGAGAGGCGCTGCCGTAATGTCTAGCGTGTTCTGTATACTGCTTGCGGATTGTCTGGTATATCCTGCCATTATCGTCTTCCTGCTTTAGCATATTCAAACACCATGCCTTGAATGGTGTGTGGGGCGAATTGCCCCTGCGTTACAAATGTAGCCTGCACACTGAAGCCACTGCCCTGTATGTCGTTGAGAATAACAGGCTTAGACGTACCGCCGTAGGTTACGTTTGAGCCGCCGTAAGTTATATTTCTCCCGCCAAACACCACAGGCGCACCTGTACTCGTTTGAGCATAATCGGCTGGGTTAATAGTGTTGGGGTCTGACCAATCATACTGCAGCGCCAGATTCATAGTGAAGGGGCCTTCGGCCCGTACAAATGTATTGAGTTTGTGTATGGTTTTTCTTATCTCGGTGTCGCCCATATCTAAATATGGGGTACTATAAATCGATATTATATCTTCCCCGGCTAATGTATTACCGTTTTCTTGCTGGTATACTTTTCCATCAAAGCCCCCATGTAAGACATACTCCCTAGCGCCTATAAATTCACTGGTAATACAGGAGACTTTGAAGCCTAGTAATTCACTATACTCCCATTTAACCGCAGACCCGTCGAACACTAGGCCACCCAGAATACCAATGCCTTCGTCTGCAGTACCTCCTATAAAGACACGTACTTGGCTTTTGGATTTAATCACACAAGAATTAAGCGTACCCAAATCTTCATTTTTAATAATGTCAATTAAGCGACCTTGAATAGGACGAGAAATGGATTCTAATTCGACGTCTCCGATGCGTGACGTACCCGCAACGGGGCGTAAGCCATCATGGGCTAAGAATATGAGATCCCCGCCAAGTTCCTGCACACTATCTCGAGCCACGCAGCCTGTGTTAGCAGTCACACTATCCAATTTAAATGGCGCTGGGGCGCTAGTAGAAGCGTCGGCGGTAAACTTCTTAATGGCGTTTTGACCAAACACAAAAAGATTATCCCGGAAGGGTTTGATTTGTATTACCTCGTACCCTATGGAATACTGCTCACCACCCGAGGCAGTGGTCCAATCAAACGGGTTTAAAGGCGCACAATGAGAAACCCCGCCCCGGTAATCCAGATCCCCACCCATAAAAATGTGGTTCTCAAAGACATCTACAATGGCAGGAGCGTCGTAGGCAGTTGCTCCCCCGGGACTTGTTAATGTCCCAGCGCCTGAACTGGTTATCTCTCTCCAGTTTGTACCATCGAAGATTACCGCTGGATTAACCCCATCTACAAATATGATGAAGGAGCCCGGTACGGCGGGATCTGGTGAGGACGCTGCCCGAGTGCCGAAGTTAAATTGCACATGGCGGACCTTGGATACGGTTTTAAGACTAAATCCGCTGCCTGTTTGTGTCGCTCGGGCGGTCAGACCCGTAGTAATTTTATTCCAGCCTAATAATGGTTGGTGCTTCCAAAAAGAATAAGTATTAGCACCCACGTCCTTGCGCATGGCAATGGGATATGGATTAGAAGTAGAGTTTTCATTACGATACATAACAAGGCCTAAAATAGGCCCTTCAGCTACGTCGTCGTCGTTAGAATCCTTTGCCTGTACTTCTTGCCCATAATCGCCAGAGGCGTAGGTTACAGTGGTGTCGTAGTAATTAAAGCCCTCAATGCGGCGATAACCTCCGAACAGACTAGGCTCGTAGTTCAGCAGTCGAGTAGCCGCACCACTATTATTCTCGGCTAAATCCAAATGGTTCTCATTGGAGTTTAGACCGCCGGAGCATACTACTTTAAGGGATTCAATCCTATCCACTTAGAAACTCGCATTAACTGTTTTGTATTGAGCAGCGCCACTACCCCCGCCGAAGTTGACCCGTGTGTCACGGAGACTGGAGTAGGCATTTATGTATTGGCTTTTCAAATCCGCCACGGCCTGCATAAAATTAGCTTTAGCCAGTTGGGCAGACTCTGGGTTATCCTTCAGCATGTACATATGATACAACGCACCCTCTATGATCGTAGGCTCCACCGCATTAGGATAAATTATATTGCCTAACATGGTGTCGTCGTAGTTGACCATTTCTGCAGGATGAAAATAGTATCTAAATTGTAGTCGGTAAGTTTTATCCGGGGCAGGGCTTACCCCCCAACCTGTACCGTGGGACGGGAATACATATTTAGGTATACTTAAACCCAAAGTAGAATTGTCGTCGTCCCTATCTCTGAAATTCTTGTACCATGTATCCGTAGAGATAAATTCTAGCCTCTTGCTTTCGGATGAATAAGTACCATCACCTACAATCTGAAAACTCTCCCACTCCATAGTCTTCATACCTACGGGATTGGAGTATTCCGTCTGACCAACCACTAAGGTGGTAGTCTCTTCCGCCGCATTCCAAGGCCACTCATACTGCATGGTGTTTAAATCAAACATAGCCGAGTTAATGGCGTCTTTAGCCGCAGCGTGAATACCCCGGGCTAAGGCGAAGTCGGTAGTGGATAGCTCAACCTCATTAAGGCGTCTTAGAAGCCTATTGGTTAAATTTATAAATGTAGTCATTACGCAACTTTCTTATAGGGCGATGCGGGAGAAGACACTTCAGTAGATTTGAACGGAGAGTTGGTTAGAGATACCGTGGATGATTTAAACGGTTGCTGATGTATCTCTGTGAATGTGAACACATTAGTAGCAAAACTGGTGGTAGGGGCATTAACCGTGCCTGCAATGTTAGATGTATAACGTACCCCGCCTAGTACATTGGTGGATGTATTAAAGTTAATAGTAGGACGACTAACTCTGACACAGTTTGCAGCAGAAGAACTAGACCCTGCTATACTTGCTGAAGAGGTACTCTCAATAATTCTTTGGGCATGTATAACATTTGTTATAACAATACTGCCTGATGCTGCCGCACTAACGACGAGTCCAGTGTAACCCTGCGCACCAAATGACAGATCAATATCGCCAGAAACATCTACAGTTCTAATTCGTTTTAAATCTGTTGAGGACGACGAAACTATTGATCCACTCGCCGCACCATCATTTATAATCTCAGTTTTTTGTACTGATCCTGTTACCGCAACAGAACCCGCCGCTGCGCCATCATTTAGCCGATCAGCATCTACGGAACTTGTGGATGAAATAGACCCACTTACACTGGCATCCCTGATCCTATCAGCATCGACCGTGCCCGTGACAGATATTGATCCAGATGCTGGAGCGGCGAGGTTTATATTACCAGTTTGACTTGTGGTAGTTGATACATCAGTCGATGCAGCGCCGTCTATTACTATAGCAGCATTAGTGCCGCCTGTAGAAGAAACTGATGCAGATGCACTTGCTTCCCTAACCCGTGCAGCCGAAGAGGTGGTTGAGGAAGCTACTGTAGCTGTTGCACTGCCCACAAAAACAGTTGAAGCACCGACGCTGGTAGATACATTAACATTTGTAGATGCTTGTCCTACCTTGATATTAGAAGACACTTCAGCAGTGACTTCCATTTCTTCAGTGATGGCACCTTCAACAGCCAAACGCCCAGAAACAGACGCCGTGATAGCAACGCTTTCGGTGATAGAACCCGCTGCGACAATTTCGCCGTCAATGCTTGAGGTAACTGCTAGTGAAGCAGCGGCCTCTCCCAGAGAAACTTTCTGTGCATCCACACTTGTTGTAGTGACACTGTTAACCGTAGCATCCGCTGGAGTGCGTACTCCCGCCTCAACAGTGCCTGTGCTGACGACAGAGGATACGGCATCAGCTACTTTAACAGACCTACTATCAATGGCTGTAGTGGTAGATATAGAAGCAGCAGCAGCGCCTAGATTTACTTTCTGCGCATCTACAGAAGTGGTGATGCTTACATCGCCTAATGGTACAAGGATGTTTGCTTTTTGCGCATCAACGGACGAGGTTGTCGTTATGGTGCCAGTAGCTTCTGCATCAACTTGTATGAGGCTGGCGGTAGCGGATGCCGTAATTGCTACGGATTCCGTGATACTTCCATTTGTACCTGTCTGAGCGGCGAAGGAGCCTGTGATGGCAAGTGACTCTGTGATGTCTCCATCGACTGCTAATCTACCCGCCGCTGACGCTGTAATTGCGGCACTTTCGGTAATATCGCCATCTATAGCAACTCTACCAGCCGCTGACGCTGTAATAGCGGCGCTCTCAGTGATGTCTCCATCAACTGCCAGCCTACCAGCAACAGAGCCAGTAACTGCAACGGATTCTGTGACATCGCCGTCTTTAAATATATTATAAAGGACACTGCTGCTTGTCGAAATACTACCTGATGCAGCAGTTTCTTTAACTACAGCGGCATCTATAGTAGTCGTTGAAGTTACAGTAGCAGCAGCATCAACTGTAGCCACCCGCACCGCATCAATTGTACCACTGGCAGATATTGAACCAGAGGCAAGACTATCAACGACTACTTCCCCAGACACTGTGGTCGTTGAAGATACGGACGCACTCGCAGCGCCATCAATTACAATCTCACCAGAAACTGTTGTTGTCGCTGCAACAGAGGCGCTGGCGGCACCGTCTTTTAATCTATTTGCCTCAACCGAAGTAGTACAAGCTAGTGTACCAGTAGCAACGACAGGCTTAACAACTTTAGCTTCAACACCACTAGAGGCAGCAATATTTGCAGACGCTGTAGCATCTACAAAATTACCGCCAGCCAACCCACCTAACGGGGCGCTGGCTAATGGGTGAAATCCTAACATTCAGTTAGCCTTTCAACGGTGCAGATGGGATGTTACTGCTTTCGTCAGCGGCGGCGTTTTTTGTGTTGCTCATAGTTATGCCTCTGAATTAACCATTAAGAGTACTCAAAAATATATGCAGCGCCAGCATCTGTTGTAGAACTGGGATCCTCGTTATCAGCGCCTACAATGACTGTGTTTCCATCACCCGAAATAAAGACAGATCGCCCAAAATTATCACCTGCCTCTGCGTCAGATGCTTGTATCTTAGCTTTTTGTGACCAAGTTGTACCAGAACGTGTCCAGATATAGGCAGAACCAGCATTGCTACCATTAGTGTCTTCATTATGTGCGCCTACAATAGCCGTGTTTCCATCATCTGAGACAGAGACAGATTGCCCAAAATAATCTCCTGTCTCTGGGTCAGACGCTTGTATCTTGGCTTGTTGGGACCATGTTGTCCCTGATCTAGTGAAGATATAAGCAGCGCCATTATTTGTTAAAGATGAGAAATCTTCAGTAGGAGCGCCTATAATAGCTGTATCTCCATCACCCGAAATAAAGACAGATAGCCCAAAATTATCACTCGCTTCTGCATCTGACGCTTGTATCTTAGCTTGCTGTGACCATGTTGTACCAGAGCGAGTAAAGATGTAAGCAGCGCCAGCATCAGTTGCAGTCGTGTCTTCCCTCCAAGCACCTATAATAGCTGTGTTTCCATCATCTGAAATAGAAACAGCCCAACCAAAATAATCATTAGCTGCTGCATCTGACGCTTGTATCTTAGCTTGTTGGGACCAAGTGGTTCCAGACCGAGTAAAGATATAAGCTGAACCAGCAGAAGTTCCACTGGTGTCTTCCAAATATGCACTAACAATAGCTGTATCACCATCCCCAGAAATAGAAACA